GCACCCTCTAAATAATCCGCAGCAGTACCTAAGTGGCTAAGTGCGTATTCCAACTTGCCATACATTTCTTGCTTTTCTTTTATCTTCATTTTAAACCCCTTTCCTCGTTGTATTCATCCCAAAGTTTCTTTGCTTCCCTGTAAAAGATAGGCAATAGACTGCGTTCATCATTTGGGTTCTTGTGCATCTTCTGGTGGCAATTTAGGCAGAGGACGATCTGCAAATCGTCACGGCTTCTGCGTTGACCCCCTTCCGTGTTCGGCAAGTGATGCCCCGTTACATGATGCTTGCCGCACATCATGCACCGCTTGCCTCTAAGCCAAACGCGATATTTCAAGTCCTTCACCTTTTTTGGTTTGAGTATCATCATTGGTCTAGTTTTCCTTTTACTAAGTTAATCATCATTTCCATCTTCTCTCGATAGTAAAACTCAAAATCACCTTCTGCGCCTAATTGCTGCCACCAGACAAAGAGAACCGCTCTCAACCGCTGTGCTGGTGTCTTAGATTGCTTAAACTCAGGCGGCGGCGCGTCTGGCACGAATGTTTCAGTTGTCTCCTCTGACGCAAATATCAACCATCCGAAAGTCTGGTTGAGCCTGATGCACTCTGCGGCTGTATCTGCTGGCATCTCCTGACAATGGAACGTCACCTTTAAGGTTTTGTCCTTCAACGTGCTGATGCTGCTCATCGTTGCTGGAACTGTGTATTTATTCATTCTCCACCTTCAATCTGCACATACGGCTTGGCGGGTGTAACTTCTTTGGCCTTGTCAAACTTGGCAAGTAGTTCTTCCCCTGCTCCCGCTGTGCCAGCTAGTTTCTTCATCTCCCTAGCGTTTGGCTTGTACTCTCCGACTCTAAAATACTTCATAAAAGACCCGTCACCAACTTCCTCACGAATATCGTTCAACTGCTTCACATCCCATTTAACGTATTCCTTGAACGTAATCTTTACCGTGAAATTACTTCCCGCAACACGCTTGACCTTTGTATCGCTTTCAACTGTTGCCGCAAGTGCTGCTAATTCACATTCAAGGCTGTACCTAATCTCTCGTAGCTCGCCCTCGTGAGTCTTAACGGCTTTTAACTGCGCGATAATCTCATCTATCTTGTCGCCGCTGTATTCTATGATCTCTCCGTTTTCGTCGATGTATTCCATTAGAACACCTCCTTGAAGTCTTTTTCAAAGTCTGCTTGGGGCGGCGGCTGGTCGTCAAACTGCTGAAAAGTCTCAACCAGATCGTCTGTGTAAGCGTGTGACCATATGCCAGTTTTATCGTTCAGCTTAAACCCAGCGTCGGTCAAGAACTTGTCGGTAAACTTTTCACCTTCATTCTTTGTAAGGATATACGTCTTGCCCTTCCAATCGCTGCACCACCAGCCGTTCCCTTTGGGTAGTTCAAGCGGGGCTGCTTTGTTTGGAGTTGGTTTCTTTGGGGTTGCTTTTGGCTTGGCGTTGGCTTCTATGTCGTGGTTCTCTATATCGTCACCCGTTGAAACCATGAACATTTTGAGGATAAAGAACTTATAAGCAGAGGTAAGGGCTTTCGGCGCGCCCTTGTCCTGTGTGTCTGCACCTTGTCCAACACCATTGGCTTCGATAGCTTCATCGGTTTCGCAATCGCAAATCGTGTACTTTACGTTCACGGTGGTCAAACTTCCATCTCTGCTAGAGTCAATCACCGAGGGAATTATCAGCACCTTGTTTTTGAGGCATTGTACGCGAAGCGCGTCCATCGCGTCCTGCTCTTGAACAAACTTATACTTGAAATGCTGGTTAAATCCGTTCTTTGGTATCTTGCCCATTTCATCTGTTATCTTAAATAGCTTCATTCTCAGGCCATTTGATTTAGTGTTTGTTTCCTTTGGCATCGTCAATCTCCTTTATTTGATTATACAAGTCGTTGCGTTCTAAAGCTAATCTATCAAGCCTTTGCTCCACCGCTGCTTGGATCCAACCATTTAAAGAACTGTGGTCGTGTCCAGCGGCTTCTTTCACTTCTTTGTGTAGCTCTGGGTCAATCCTAAGCATGACATTTACTTTCTTCATCTTTTCTCCTTAAATTGTGGTTATCAAAACCAATCCCGCCATTATAATCGTTCCACTTATCAACCCCGTTGCAATCCACATCAACCTGTCTGCGTTCCGTTCTCTCTCGGCTTGTTTAGCAAGTAGATATTTCATAGCTGGCTTCCATTGTTCTATGACGTATTCCATTATTCGCCCCTCTCTTGTTGACGATCTTTATCTAATGATTCCATCTCCCATTCTTTCTCAACTGCTTTACGATGTTCGGGGCAAAGATACTCGCCAACATCTGCAAACCATACGACTTCATCGTCATGGCCTCGGTCGCAATACTCACAAGAATGATTGTGGTAGTCACCGTTTGGATTGTCAGGCGTGATTGATACATCGTAATTAGGTAGGTGTTCCATGTGTCTCCTTTGGTCGTGTGACTGTTTGTTACCTTATGCAACTACTATGCGCTCATTGAATACAGAGTGCAAGCATAATCGGCATTAATACGTATTTAGTTTTAATGGGGTCTAATAAGGCTTAGAGTGGGCCGTGGTCAAGGGGTTACAAATATTAACCGATTGGTGATAAAAAGGTTTACACCTTCATTGTATAAGTATAGAAAGGGCGATAGAAAGGGGCAATCATGAACGCAAGAGACTTGGAACAGAAGCTAGAAAAACGCAGGGAGTACATGCGCATAAGGCTTAAAAAACACTATAAGATAGCTAGGGAGATTGGCTTTTGCTCTCAAGAGGCGGCTATTCTGAGCCACCAGACGTTGAAAGTTATACATAGGATTGCGCTAGAAAGGGGGCTAAATGTACGGGAAACACTTTGAGTCAATGTATACGGGGTCTATGTTCGGGGCTGGGATGAATGTATTTGCTGTTTGGGGCTTTGCGATAGCAAATAAGGGTTCTGATGGTGTAGTTGAGATCAACCCCCCCTTTGTAGCTTCCGCGCTGGGCTGTGGAGTGGAGGATGTCACATCGGCAATCGAGTTCCTTTGTTCACCGGATGAAAATTCAAGAAGCGAGGACAAGGATGGCCGTAGGTTGTTAAAGGTCGGTTCTTTTACCTATGAGGTGGTTAATCATGCGAAATATGTTGGTATGAAAAACGCAGAAGATAGACGCAGACAAGGAAGGGAATCGCAGGCCAGATTCAGAGAAAAGCACGGGGGAACCGTAGTAAGCAGTAGTAAGCAAATAGTAATCAATAGTAAGCAGCCAGTAATCAATAGTAAGCAGAGTAAGCCTATAAAGATAGAAGATGAAGATAAAGATATATTAAAACCATTGTCGAGCAAACTCGACGGAACAGTAAAAGATCTTTTCTCTTTCTGGCAAAAGACTCTCAAACATCCCAAAGCAATCCTAAGTGCAGATCGCTTGAAAAAGATAAAAGCGCGGTTGAAGGAGGGATATCCGCCTGAGAGGATAAAATCCGCTATTCTCGGTATTGCCAATAGCCCGCACAATATGGGGATTAACGAACACGGCAAGAAATACGACGATATTGAACTTATCTGCCGCACAGGGTCAAACGTGGATAGGTTTGCAGATATGGAGACAACCGAAGCTGTTGACGATTGGTGGCAGACTGACGAGGGCGGTAAGCCAATCTTCGGGATAGACGGCCAACTAATGCCTAGAGAGGATGACAGACCATGATAAATTTTGGATATTTCAAAGAAGGTCTAGCGAAGGTAGCGGCAGCTTTCAATGTAAGCAACCAGCGAAAAGAGGCTTTAGAAAATACTTACCACGACATATTAAGTTCTAAGATAAGTGATGCCCAATTCACTAAAGCGGTAGAACACATATTACTAAATGCAGAACGATTCCCTACCATAAAAGCGTTCTTAGATGTGGCTAGGATATATCCAGACCCAAAGGGCAACATTACGAAAGAACCTTGCGTGGTTTGCGATAGCACAGGTTGTATCGTTGCTAGGAGAGAAGGCTATAGAACGCTATTCTCTTGCAGCGAGTGTCATAACTGCGAATATGATTATCCAGAATGGAGCGACGATTACAGAAAAATAGGATTTAAGCCAGAATTCAGGGCAAGCGACTGGAATCCCAATGATGATGCCCAAATGCGGGGGCTGGCTATGATGGGAACAGGGAGCAAGGTGTGGAAAAAAGCGTCAAAAGATTGCCAGCAAGCAGCAATGAAGTTCGGAGCAAAACCTCATTCGGCTGGCCTAGAGGCAATCACAGGCAAGGCAGACCCACAAAAAGAAAGGCTCAGGAGACAGCGAGAGCGTCAAATTGAGACATTTGACATCTTAGGCAAGGTCAGAAACCTACACATAGAAGGGGAGGCAAGATGACAAAGAAGTTGACCACCGACTAAATACTGATAGAATCCCGACATCAACACGCTAACAACTGCGACGAGAGAGCATCAACAACACATATTACCCAATGGGTGCAGAAGTCGCGGTTAGTTTTTATCGGGGGATTGATGGTTAAGAAGAAAGCAGCAAAGAATGTCAAGGCTCCTAATCCTGTCGGCCGCCCCACCAAATACAAACCAGAATACTGTCAGCAACTCATCGACTACATGATAGAAGATGGAAAACCCATTACAAAACCAATGGTTGAAGATAAAGTCATTGTCGATCATCACATAGGGTATCTACCTCACTTCTTTGAAGGCTTTGCGATTAAGATAGGCGTTTGTCACGAAACATTAAGAGAGTGGCGAGGGGAACACCCTCAATTTTCTGCGGCCTATAAGAAAGCTAAGAACATTCAGCTCGAAAAGATGGCTAAAGGGGCTTTAGGAGGCACTTTAGTTCCATCGACAACTATCTTCGCGCTCAAGAATATGTTCGGGTGGAAGGACAAGAAGGAAGTGTCCACCGATCCTGAGAATCCCTTAACAATCACGATAACCAAAACCTATGAACGTTGATCTTACGAAGCGACAGACCATTGCATGGGATTATCTAACGTCCCCAGATGACATCGACCTGTGCTATGGCGGCGCAAAAGGTGGCGGCAAGTCGTTCTTATTGTGTTTATGGGCGTTTACATGGGCTAAATGGTTGCAAGAGTTCTTTGGCATTAAAGCGAACGATCACCCGTTGCCAGTTGGATTCATCGGCAGGAAGCGAGCGAGTGACTTCTCAGACACGACATTTGAAACGTGGAAGAAGGTTATTCCGTCCGAAGCCTACACAATACGCCAGATGGATAAAGAGATCGTGATTGATAACGCGGTCAAGATTATGTTCGGGGGCTTAGACGATCAAGCCAACATTCAGAAGTTCAACTCCGCTGAACTTGCTTTTATAGCCCTCGATCAAGCCGAGGAAACCAGCAGGGACGATATAAGCGTGTTGGAAGGTTCTTTGAGATTAACGCACAATGGTAAAGTCCCCCCATACAAGTCTTTGTACACCGCTAACCCAAGAGCAGGATGGCTGAAGGACGACTTTGTTAAGGGCAAGCGTGACGGGGCTATATTCGTTAAAGCTCTCCCATCTGACAATCCTCACTTGCCAGACAGCTACGAGGAAAGGCTTAAAACAGCGTTTGGCTATAACTCAGCATTGTTACAGGCTTATCTCTACGGTGAATGGGATGTGTTTGAGGGAATGTATTTCGAGGAGTTCGACAGGAATTACCACGTTTATAATCCTCACGATGTAAAGATACTTCCTAGCTGGCCTAGAGTGAGGTCGGTTGATTGGGGGTATTCAAGCCCGATGTCGTGTAATTGGCACGCAATCGGCCCTGACCAGCACATTTACACATACAGGGAATACTACGAAACCAAGAAGCTCGACGTTATGGCGGCAAAGGAAGTAGCAAGCCTCACATCGGAATCGGAGAATGTTTTGTACACGGTTGGCGATCCCCAGAGTTTTCCAGTTAAGATTGAGCATTGGAAGCAAGGCAGGTCAGTTGCGGTCAAGCGTTCCGATGTGTGGGCTGAGAACGGCGTTCCGATGATTATGGGCAATTCAGCCCGAGTAGACGGCTGGTCAAGAATGAGGGAGTATCTACGGTTGCGAGAATATCAGGGTGGACAATCGGCATGGTGGCATATATCAAGCGAGTGTCCTAATTTAATACGAGAGGTCACTAGTGCTTATTACGACAAGAGAAACATTGAGGACATAGCTCCTGAGTGTTCTGACCATTCGCTAGAAAATTGCAGATTGTTTTTTATGTCACGACCGCCACTTTGGAAGGACAAGCCAGAAACGATGACAATGTTAGAAGCAGCGGAGAAGCAAGCGGAGAGAGAAGAAGAATCGAAACCTCATAAACTTGGGGCGTTCTGATCGGGGACATACTAGTTGGATGGGGGAACCCGACACCTCCCATCCCCCCGTTCAGAGCGAACATGCGGTACCACTAAGCGAAGGGTAGGCCGAATAAATTGGGAATAATGGTTTTCGTGCAGCCACCCAAACCTTAGCCAGTGGCCGCATTTATAGGGAGGTAATAATGAACGCTGTGGACTATATTCATAAGGAGCATGGCGTTGTCATGTGTCCATGTTGCATGGCTGATCTATATTTCGTTAAGAACTGGCGAGACATCACCAAAGAGTCAGTTTTTGAAATAGATCACCTTGTATCGCTGAATGGCGACCCGTTGCCCAAAGCGTTAGACAAAATCACTTGTCCTCGATGCGAGGCTCCACTTGTTTGGAGAAAATTATGATTAATCAATGGAAGGGCGGTTGCGTAAACTGCGGTAAATTCAGATGGACACCAGAGGAACTTGCGGAAGGAGTTGACCTCGCAAGTCGAAACGTTCATATTATACGCAAAGATGGCAATAAAACCATCGTTGGAATGTGTAAAGAGTGTTTCGATCTGGACGATTACGACTTAGATAACATTAAACAGAATTGGTACAATTCAGAGCTAGAGTGCTTGGACAGTAGAGTTAAGGGCAAAGAAGAACACGCAGCAAGATTGCCTTTAGTCGAAGGAATCAAAGACTTAGAGTTTGTTGGGTTTGTGAAGCCGTAGTCGGGAGAAAGTAAGTCAGTCGGGTGGCGGTAGATTGTTATCGCAAAGAAAACACAAAAAGAGACGCTGGATATGTGGAAAGCCCGCATATCGTTGGCCAAAGATGCCCGTGAGGAAGTATTAAAAGACGGGGACAAAGCCGTTGAGAACTACGAAGGCAAGATAGACGCAGCCACGGGCTGTAAGGACACATCGACGCTTAATCTCGTTTATGTGGATATGAAGCAATCCATCCCTGAGTATTATTCGCAGAACCCCAAACTATTTGTTGATCCTGATGAGCCAGGAGCCGAGGAAGATGCGGAACGTGCTGAACTCGCCCTGAACATTCTATGGCCTAAACGCAAAATGAAGCCTCTGATGAGGGACGCGATTAAAAGCACCAAATTCTACGGTGTTTGCGGGTTTAAGACTTATTTCAACTTCAAAAAAGGTGCTGTTAAAGACGAATGGAACGACCGTGTAGAGAATGATGACGTTAGAACTGATCGAGTGCCGCGCAAGTTCTTGCTGAAAGACCCCAGCGCAACATGTTGGGACACTTCCTGCTGGATTGGTCACGAGATTATAGCTAAAGTCTCTGACATAGCCGAGCGATTCAACATCAAAGACAATAAAGATATCACGGTTACGAAGTCTGACACAGGTTCATCAGATTTGGACGGCTATGAGGACATTGAAGCTATTAAGGGTGATTTCCAATACGGTACATACTACGAGATTGAAGATCGTAAGAAGGGCGAAGTCTTTACGATTGTTGACGGGCTGGATAAATTCGCCAAGAAGCCAACGAAGAAGTCTTACAAGTACGACTCGATGTGGGATTTCCTAGAGTATAACGATATTCCCGACAGACCGAACACGAAGGGTGATTACTTCTTTTGGAGAGCGCAGCTAGAGGAAGTAGCTATCTTTCGCACCATGCTTATCAATCACGCCAAGAAGGGCAACGCTAAATACGCTTGCTATGGCGATCTAACCGCAGAGCAAAAGCTCCAACTAAAATCTAACGAGGACTCCACTTGCGTTGATTTAACACCGACGCAGAAGGTTGACCCGATTGTTCACTCTGGCATTGACCAGCAAGTATTTATGGCTGACCAATCCGTGAGGGCAGATATTCAAGTTCTGTCTAAAGGCCCACGTCAGTCAGCGGGTAAAAAGACAGCCACCGAAGTCAACGCAACTGAAGCAGCGGCGCAACAGGTATCTGGTGAGAATCTTGAAAGACTAGAGGAAGTTATTGCATCCATTGCTAATAAATGGGTCAGCCTCATGCAAGACAACTACTCCAACACACGCACCGTAGCTCTTACGGGTATGCCTGACTATAAGTTCCAAGACTATCAAGACAGGTTGGGCGAGTCGATGGACGGTAGTTCAAAGCATCCTTTCCTTAAATTCACTAAGGGCGATATCGGCAAGAAGCTGAACGTCAGAATTAAAGCCGGATCCACAACTCCTGACTCCGATCAAACCCGCATGGCTAAGTTTCAAGGGTTCATGAAGTTCGTATCTACTGGAAAACTGATGGCTGGTGTTGATTTAGAAGAAGTGTTGAAGGAAGCCGTCGAAGTCTTTGATGTTCGCAACGATAACCTGACGATGGGCAAAGACAATCCGATGGAAGAATCCAGATTGTTAAACGCTGGTGCTTATATTGCCCCAAAGATAAACGAGCAGCACGACAAACATTTACAAATACATGAGATGGAATCCAACGGCAATAACGAGAACATTTTACATATTCTCGGCCACAAGATGTTCAAGGCTCAGATGGACGCAAACCAAATGGCAGAAGCGGCAACAACTCCGCCGAAGATGCCCCAAACAGGTCAATCCTTTGTAGGAGCAGACCAGCAGAATCCTGCGGCGTTACCACCACAGGGTCAGCCAGTACAACAAGGCCCAAGTGGGCCACCACAAACCGCGCCAATAGGCGCAGGAGGCATTAGATGACAGACGAAAACACAGAGGTGGCCTCGTCAGCGACCGAAACACAGACGGAAGTAGTGACGGAACCAGTAGTTACCGAACAGGCATCGTCGGCAGCGACGGAAAACACTGCATCGCCTGACCCAGTACCTTACGAAAGGTTCTCGGAGGTAATCGAGCAAAAGAACGGTTACAAGACTCAGCTTGACGAACTCCAGATTCAGAACGAAGCCCTCAAGTTGGTGCAGCAGCAGAATCAGCAGCGTCAACCACAAGTTACCCAGCAAGATCATGACAACATGGTTGAGCAGTTTGGGCCAGAGGGTGCAGCAGCAATACGGGCTGACATGGACAAGAATTTCATTCAGCCACAATTACATCAACAGTACGCTAACGCTTATAAACAGCAATACGATATTGGCAAAGGCAAGTTTGGCGAGGACTGGAGCAAGTACGATTACAAAGACCCGCTAACGGGAGAACTGAAAGGCAATAAGGTTCTTGATCTTATGTCTAGCGCACCAACTCTCACACTAGAGAGCGCATGGAACGCTACTAACCCCGTTGACAAGGCAAAGATGGAGCAGGATATGAGAGACAAACTGACCGCTGAGTATAATGGTAAAGCAGAAAACACAGCAGCAGGAGCCTCCACTTCCACACCATCAGCCACGGGAACAGGCCACGCTATGACTACGGAAGAAGCCTATGCACAAGCGGAAGCTGAATTAGGCGGCGGCTAACCAACGATGTCGGGAGAAAGAAAGCTGTTCGGGCAGCAGTAGGCAGTAATGCCAGGAAACACTAATTTTGATACAGTAGCATCAACGACTTTTAACAACTTGCAGAAGAAAATGGCGGATAATATCTCGGATAATATCCCCTTGTTTAAGTATCTGAAGATGAAGGGTTCTATTGTAGTCAGCGGTGGTGACAAAATTGTCCGTCCAATGATCTACAAGATGGCAAACGCTCAGTCTTATTCTGGTCGCGACTCCCTCGATCTTACTGATCCAGGCGGCATCACGGCGGCAGAGTATAACTGGAAGCAGACCATCGTTCCAGTAACAATCGACGGCATCACCAAAGCAAGGAACGCTGGTCGTGAGAAACAGATCAGCATCCTCGATACGTTGAAGCAGCAAGCTGAAATCTCGATGGCTGATAAAGTGTCTGAGATGATGTTTGGTGACGGAACGGGCAACGGCGGTAAAGATATGCTTGGCCTTCAAGCGATTGTTGACCACGCTCCAACCACAGGCGTTCTCGGTGGAATTGATCGTGCGACAAACGCTTTCTGGCGCAACAAAACCAAGACTATCGGTGCATACGGTACATACCTCATGCCTTACTTGTCCACGTTGATTCGCGACCTCACCAGAGGAACGAACCGTCCAGACATTATTGTCATGAACAGCACCGATTACGGCTATCTTGAGACTCTTGCATGGGGCAAGGCGCAGTATCAGAACACGAAGCTAACCAGCCTCGGATTTGAAGCGCTCAAGTATCAAGGAATCGACGTTATCCATGATGCCAATACACCTACTGGCAAGAACTATTGTCTCAACACGAAGCACTTGAAGCTCTATATCAATAGTGCGGCAAACTTCACGATGGGCAAGTTCATTGAACCCGCTGATGGCGATTACCTCGCTGCCAAATACAAACTCTATGCTCAGTTGACAACCGACAGAGCCGAGTCTGCTGGCGTGTTCTATGGCGTAACAACGTAACTTGAAACCTTGAAAGGAGGTCAGAAATGACCATCGCAGCAAACACAATAGCTCAATCATACGCTAACAAGCGCATGGGATGGGCAACGAAGCTAGACGAAGTTGGCCCAACAGCCAAAGAAGTATTGGGAGTTATCAGGGAAGATCAACACCCTGTTTTCGGCCCTCGTAAATTCCAGTATGTTTGTTTTTATCAGGCCAGCGGCGCAACGGTAGGACAGTTGCAGTCTTATGTTGACCCTGTTTCAGTTGCAGACATCACATCTGGAACCACAACCGTAATCACCACAACTGGCCTTACGGCTGGCATCTATGACGGTGGACTTCTCGTCTGTATAGATGATGCTGGTGGTTCTGGTGCGGCTCCCGAAGGCGAAAGCGGTGTAATCGTTGAGAACACAACGACAACCATCACGATTGCCACGGCTGACGCTTTTTCAGTAGCCCCTGCGGTTAATGATGATTTCAACGTCCTGCTTCCTTGGGCCGTTGATGATTCCGCAGATGGTGACATGGCTCATCAGGTAGCTGGTGTTGTCATGGGTTCTCCTGACCAGTACGATTATGGTTGGGTGCAGTTTTTCGGTATCAATCCAAATACCAAAGCAGTTGCAGCAGGAACAGCCCTCATCGTGAATGAGTTGGTCGTTGCTGATACCGCGACTGTGAATGATGGTGCTGGTGATGCTGATAATCTTTCAGTTGGTGTTCTTAAAGTCGGCCTCACATCTGACACGGTGGCAAGAAATGCCGTTGTCGATCTGTTCTGTGGTCAGGCTCTTAAACTAGGAACCTCAACCGCATAGGTTGGTTTTTGATTTGGAGTGGGCTGCACCCCCAAAATGGCCCACTTCATTTCATAAGCCAATTAAAGGCAAACAAAGGAGATCCAACATGGGATATGACACGCCAGACTTTACGAAGAACCCGAAGAAAATAGAAATCATTCCTCCAGAGGGATGCGACTTTTACCGTCCTGCTGCTGCTAAGAAAGTAGCGGATCCAGTAAAAGATCCTGAAAAGGTTGTAGAAGTAGCAGCCAAAGTGTCAGGTGACGGAACAGCTAAAGGCGAAGCAGCCAAACACGCAAGCGAGATCGAGAAATTCCGCTGTAAAAAGTGTGGTTATGTTTGCGCCACCGAAAAGGGCATGAAGATGCACTTTACTAAAGCACATAAAGGAGAATAACAATGACAATGACAGCCGCGAAACTTTTAGAAACAAACCTTCCTACGAGATTGGGTTGGGGCGCAGAGTTAGATTCAAGCTCGGCAACTGCTTTAGAACCTTACGGTGCTATCAGGTGGGATTTCAGCCCGTACTTTGGTTTTAGGCGGTTTCAGTATTTGCGTTGCGATCAATCGGGCGGCTGTACTGTCGGTCAGTTGCAGAGCGTGACGGCAAACGAAAGCATAGCAAGCATCTCTGGCACTCACTCAACCACTACGATTGAGACTACAGGTTTAACGGCTGACATTCATGTTGGCGGTATCTTGTATTGTTTAGACGACGCTGGCGGTTCAGGAGCAGCACCAGAGGGCGAGAGTGGAGTAATTACAGCGAATAGCGCAACCATCGTAACAATCGGTGACGCTTTCTCGGTAGCTCCAGTTGATACAGACGCTTTCACAATTATATTCCCTTGGGCAGTTGTAGATTCAGCCGATGGAGACTTTGCCTCAGAAGTTGCTGGCGTAGCGATGGCAGCTCACGATCAATACGACTGGGGTTGGTTCCAGTTTGAAGGAATAAATCCGCTAGTTGATGCGGTAGCCGCTGGAACGACTTTCCCAACAGGTGAGTCAGTAGTCGCTGGAACGGCTTGCGTAGATGATGGCGCAGGAGATGCAGCCGATCTAAGAATTGGCGTGATACAGCATGGTCTTACAACCGACACAGTAGTTAGAAAAGCCATTGTTGATCTCTTTTGTGGGTCAGCGTTAAAGCTAAATCAGTCAACAGCATAGGTGAATAAATGAACACAGGCGAGATGGTAAAAAACGTGAACGCTGAGTGTCACCCGATAACGAATATCGACGCTATTATCATTCGTTGGCTTGATAGAGGTCAGAAGGTCGTGGGTTCAGCTTCGGGCAAAAAACAGGGTTGGTCATGGCTTAGGCAATACGGGTATTCGTTTGCAACTGTTGACGCAACCAAAGTCTACGCACTCAGCCCCCTTGTTGATACGTCTAAGATTATCACGATGTACAACGAGACTGAATCTCAATACATTGATTCGATCAGCGAGCAAGAATTTAGGATGCACGACCCAGGGGCAGATTCATCGGGTACGTCGTATCTTTACAGGCTTGTTGGCTACGCTCCTGTGCAGCATCAGCCGACCGCAACGTCAGTGTTGACCTTTGTTTCCTCGGTAGCAGATACGGCAAACATAACTATCCAAGGGTTGAATACTGGCAGCGTTATGATTACGGAAACGATTACGCTAAACGGCACGACTGATGTTGTTTCAACGGGTTCATTCACAAAGGTAATGAGTTTGTCAAAGGACGATGAAACGGCTGGCTATGTTACTGTGACTTCAGACGCTGCGGCGGTTACGAATGTTGTGATAGCCCCGAAAGACCGCGCTGTCTCCCATCCGTTGGTAGCTCCGTATTCCGTTCCTTCGGCTGTGGACACGATCTATTATGATTTCACGATGAAGCTGCAAACGCTATCAGCGACAACCGATATTTCTTTAATCCCTGAGAAGTATCACGACGTTCCTGAGTTGTACGCAATGGCTCGCTGTTACAAGCATTTGAACAACGCGGCAATGTTTCAAACTACTTACGGCGAGTTTCAATCACGAATTAAAGAAATGAAGGCAGACGATCAGCAGCCGTCAGGCGTTTGGTCAATGGATTCTGCTTCTAACGGATCGCTGCCGATAGCGCAGTTTCCGTCTAACTTCCCGAGGACGTAATGGGTCAAGAGAAAACTACAACTCCTGTGCGGATTAAGCGGTTTCTTGGCCTTAACACCAAGATTTCAGATACCGCTATTCACATGTGGGAGTCCTCTGGATTGCAGAACGTGAACATTACAGAAGAATCAGTTGAACAGCGTAAAGGCTCGACAAAGCTCAACACCGTTGCTTTCAAGGAGAAGTCCGATACAACAGCCAAAGGCATCGTGGGGCTGTACTCAGGCCGCTTAAACGGCACTAATTATCAGGTTGGTGTGGGTGGTGATTCGTTCAGACAATATACAGGCGGGGCGTTTGTTGATAAAACGGGCGCGGTTACTCTCACGGACAACGTGAACAAACTAGCATCTTTTGCTACGTTCTACGATTCGGGGGCAACGAATGAAATCATCATCGCTTGTAAAGACGGTGACGCGCCGATTAAGTGGACAGGTACGGGCAATGCGGCAGCTTTGGGTGGCACACCTCCTACTAATTTTAAATATCCCCTCGTTCATAAAAATAAACTATGGGTTGTCGTTGGTGACTTCGTTTACTTATCTGGCTTACGAGATGGCGAGAGTTGGGATTTAACCAACGACGTTTTAAGGTTCGCTGGCGGTGGTGGCGATATAACAGGAATTAAAGTCTTTAGCGATCGAGTGATTGTATTCCAACCCGACGCTATCAGTGCTGTGTCTGGAACCGACCCGTTAAGCAATATGTATATCGAAACCATTGTATCAGGCGAAGGTTGTGCATCTGCTTATTCTATCCAAGAGATTGAATCTAGGAGACATGGCAATATCCTTGCGTTTCTATCTACCGAGGGAACTGTTAAGGGATTCAACGGCTCAAAGAATCTCCTGCAGTTAAGTGACCCAGCAAAACCGTTATACGACCAAATGAATAGAAGCCGTCACGCTTATTGTTCATCTGCTAATTATCGAGCATTGAACCAATACTGGCTTACGATGTCTTTAGGATCGGACACCACACATAGCCAGATATTGATTTATGATTACTTCAACGACAGATTCACGAATGACGAAACAGGCAAGCCCCTTTCATCGAATCTTTATCACACAGGCATAACAGCAAACGCTATGTCTATATTTTCTTCGTCTGCTGGTACTGAATATCTCGTTACAGGCGATTATAGCGGGTTTGCGCTGCATCAAGACATTGGTTTGTCGGACGAAGGCACGACGATTATTGAGAGTAAGTGGCAAACGGGCAAAATGGATTTCGGTTCTCCGAGCCATGTTAAAATGCTCACAGATATGAATGTCCAGACAACTCAATCATCAGCAACGAATATGAGCGTTACAGCTACAACGCAGATCACAGGCGGAACCGCTGCCCTAACAATAGCTTCCGCTGGTGGGTTATGGGGGACGCTAGTATGGGGAACTGGCAATTGGTCATCCCCTTCTACCAAATACACAGCTTGCAAGATGATTCCGACAGTAGGAGAAAGTGCTGTGTTGGGTAGATACATCCTAACGCAGTTAAGCCATAACGTAGCAGACGAAGCCATGAGGGTTGAAGAATTAATCATTGGGGTTACTGATCTAGGTATGCAGCCTGAATTTACAGAGGACTAATGAGCGACTTGCTATTACAGAAGCATAACCATGACGATTTTAACCTGAACGATGAGTTCGGGCAGCTTTACAAGTGGTATAATAAAAGTCCGATGTCGCAAACAACGAGCATTACGGGAACAGGCTCTTTAACAGCATTGAACGCTGGGGTTGTTTTGGGAGATACATCTAGCGGTGCTATTACAACGACTTTACTCGCGGCGGCTGGCAACTTGGGGCTGACCTATTTTTTGAAACTTGTTGATGCCACAAACAATTGGACTATTTCAAGATCGGGGACGGACACGATTGATACTTTCACAGAGATTGTCTTGATAGCAGATGGAGACAGCGTTACGCTGGTTTCCGATGGGATTTCTAGGTGGAACATATTTTAGAAAGGATTCACCATGAGCGTACAAGTCGATCCATATACATTTACCAACGGCACAGTGGCCGATGCACTTGAAGTCAACGCGAGGATATCGCTGCTATACACTTTGCAGAACGGCGGCATTGACGCGGCTAATGTTGATCTGACCGACGATTACGCTTGGACGGGAGCGCATACGTTTGACGAAATTACAAGCGCAACTATAACAACTGCTACGATTGCCACGGCAACAATTACCGATGGTGCTGTGTACGGGCAAAGGTTGATGTTCACTCGTACTTTTATACTTCCTGAGTATATCGAGGATGAGCTTACCGACTTCGTTCCGATTCTTCCAGTTGAAAGCCTAGCATTTCCATACGGCATTTTAATCACGAAGTTTGGAATTAAGACCGACGCAGATACAACGTACAGCGTCGTTTTAGAGGATTGGTCAGACCCGCAAACTCATTCGGCAGACATTTCAACAGTTGCAACTTCTGCATCTGATGAGGCAGCGAGTGCGGCTTTAACCACTACGGTTGCAGCGGGTAACATCGTTGGAGTTGACTTGCCAACAACCACGGGTGTTAATTCACTTCAAGTTTGGTTTGAATACGAGATAAAGGCGAGCTAATGGCAACTAAGACTTATTATTTCAATGCTACGTCATTTAACGGTTACACCAATGGTGCTAATGCTGAGAATGATAGTACGGCTAACTATGCTTATTCCCAAAGCAGCGCGGTTCGTTACAGTGGGAATAATTGCCCCAGCACAAATTATGGGACGATAACTGCCGTGTATCTTGTTCCGTATCAGCGGGTAACAGATACCAATGTGTCCTATCAACAAATTTTCCACCCATATTTTGCAGTATGGCCTAATAGCCCAGGTGACTCTCACTATATAACTTATAGTGCGGCTGCTACAGAACCCTCAATCAACATTACATCAGACACTAACGCTCCAGGTTCATGGGCATGGAGTAACGTGGCGGCAATGGATTGTGCTGTATCGGCTCATGTTAGGGCGGGAGAACTTTGTTATCTATGGAGGACGAGAATACTGGTTACATATACCCCAGTTGCTTCAACGCTTGCCTGGTCTAGCCCTGCGGCTGCTTCAACTCATTACAGAGTAGGAACAGGGATTGCGATTGCTGGCACAGCAGCTAACATCAATGGTGTT